TTGCTTTGCTTTAATAGCTGTTATATTAGCATTTAATTGAGTCCGTTCTTCCTCGTTGGCAGCTATTAGTCCTTCGGTGGCTGCTTTTTGTTGCTGCAACGCTGCTAGATTTGTATTGTGAGCCGTAGTTTCATTAATTAACGATTGCTTATGCGCTGCTAATTGATTTTCTAATTGGGTTCGTGCATCAGTTAGATTAGTAATTGCCGTTCTTTGAGTATCTAATTCTGCCGTATATTGCCTTTCTAGTGATATTCTTTCGGCTTCAGTGGTGGTTATTACAGGTAGAGATTCAAGAGTAGCTTGCTTTACTCTTATAGCATTGATGGCATCTTCTGTTGATTTAGTTTCTGCCCTGTTGACACTTATTAAATTTTGTGTATTACTAATTTGCTTCTGAATTGTGTCATTTACTCCGATGTTTGCTGCTTCAAGTCCCTTTAGTCCTACATATGTGGTTTTGTATGCTGTTTGCTCTTTCTCTAATGTTTTTATTGCAGTTTCTATTTCGATAATTTTTGCTCTTGTATCCCTAACAATTTGTACTTGTGCTACACTCTGTCCTTCCAATATTGCTGTATAGTTTATTTCTGCATCTGACAGGCTTCTAGTGTCTGCCGTTAGCCTTAGCTTTTCTTGCTCTATCTGTTTATATGCCGCAGCTAGTTTTTCTTGATTTACAATTTCTATTTCTAATGTATTAGCTTTTTCTACTGCGGCTGCATTGCTTCTCTCCTCTAATGCAATATCCGCTTCAATTGCAGCTTTTTTTCTTTGTAGTTGTACTGTAATAGCTTGATTTGCAACCATGCTGGCTTTGGCGCTTATTTGTTCAGCGTTTGCCATCTGTAAAAACGCTTGCGACATATCATTGCCGGCTGATACAGTAGCCACTGCCATGTTTTTAATCATTACTACAAGAGCAGCTATACCGCCAGCGGACAAAGCATTTATTAGCATATCCATGTTCGCGGCTATTTTTTGAATAGCTGCTGCAATTATCGCACTTGCGCCGTTCATATCGTCGGCTTTGCCAATAGATACTACAAAGCTATTCTGTAAAACCTGCAACGCACCACCAATGGATTTCTCCATATTGGCAAACTTTTCGGCTACCACATCGGTCTGCGAAATAAGTGCTGCCTTCATCATCTCCGACGTGAATTCGCCGGCTTCGGCCATTGCCCTTAACTGCCCAGTGGTTTTGCCTAAACCTGCTGCTAGGGTTTGCAATACAACATTAGCTCCCTCGTTTACGCTGTTAAATTCCTCGCCTCTAAGAACGCCAGATTGGAATGCTTGGGATAACTGTTGAAGGGCTTGCGCTTGCGACTCGGATGAACCACCAGACATAGCCGCCGACTTAGCAATGGTATCTGTTAGTTTAGCAATCTCACTTCTAGTGCCACCAACTGATTGGCCTATCTTGACGTACAGGGCACCAGTGGCTTCTAGTGACGCGTAACTTGAGTTGGCAATCTTTATGATATCCTGCATCGCAGCAGCTTGTTCTTTAGTTTCCTTAAAAACTAAGCCTATTTGCGCTTGCAGTTGGTTATAAGCATTGGATGCCGCTACGATACGCTCGGTGGCAAATGCTGCTAGTAACTGGGTTTTTAAATCATTAAACTGGTTTGCTAGTTCATCAGAGCTTTGGCCTGCCTGTTCCATTGAATCGGCAGTAGTTTGCCCTATACCGGCTATCTTTTCTTGCAGAGCATTTACGGCATTAGTTAATTCAGAGATAATGGAACGGAATTCGGATGTTCCAGACTCTGCCTCTAAAAAAGAAGCATTTGATGCTGGTCCAATATCCCTAATTTCGGCTTCAGCAACATCGGCTGTGGTAGCCAGGTTAGCTAGTGCATTGTTAGCAGGAGCTATCCCAGATGTATCACTAGTTAATTTAAGTGATAATTCCAATGTTTTATCGGCCATTTTGTCCTCTGTAAGATATTGAAAATACAGCGCATTTTACGTAGCGGCTTCAGTAAAGCGATTTTTAAGTTTTGATATCTGATTATCAAATTAATTTACTCGGCCCACAATTGAAAATAGCTCGGCTAGAAATTAAATCAGTTTTATTGCACTTATTTTGAAAACTTTGTAACACACTGATTTTTAAGACTTAATTGATTTAACCGACCTATTTTCAATTATAAGCTACTTTGTCTCTAAAATGATACAAACTGTTTGCGATGCCAACAATTCAAATTTAACCGCTTATAAATTAAACCACAGTGAGTGATATTTTGCTTATGTAATACATGGTAGATGATGTTGGATTTGAGATTGCATGGTCTAAAACCACAGGGTAAGGATAGCATTCCACAGGATCACCATTAGCTTGTGATGGAATTACAGTGAAGGTACGGTCATCATGTAGTGTTAAAACAACACCAGCACTGGTAATAGATTGCACATAATCCCTTAGTGTTATCAAGTTTTGCCTAGTTATTGGGCAAAAATTCTCACCGCCCACAAGAGTAATAGGTCGTCCACTGTTTGGACTAGCTCTGGTACACTGATATACAATCAGCGCACCAGTTACAGATAACTCGGTAGCCCAGTTGGTTGTCGACCAGGTAAACTCGTCTTCCCACACTAATGCAGGATGTAAAGTCTGGGTACCGAGAGTTATCATTCGTATGCCTTAAATGTCCACGCGCTGGACTCACCGGTAGGAGTTTCCAGATCTCCCATCAATGTGCCCTGCATAGCTTCCTGTTTAACCAAGTCAATAGCCTGGTCGGATACTACGGCTACTTTATGTAGGATAATCTGCCCACGCTTGCCAGTGAATTTGTCAGTGCAGGTTCCAATTAATTTCAGTCTGGTGGTCTTAGCTTTGCCGGATTGGAATTCATTACCTGCTACAGTAGCGGTTACATAAGTAGCTAATTTAGAACCTACCGCGTCCGCGTGTAGCGCACGGATCATGCCTAGTTCCAGATCAACCTCATACTTAGCAGCATCTATTACAGTGCTTGGAGCGGTTTCCAGAGAAGTGAAAGATGCTAGTTTCTGATTAGCAAGCGGTACCCACATATTCAGAACAGTGGTAACCGCTTCATCAGATACCGTCGCGCCAGTTTGCGATATAGCAGCGACATCGGCACCAAGTATGATTTGTGCCAGCGTCTTGTTAAAAGTGTTTAGAGTGCCCTTAAACGCTGCTGGTGCGCTGGATTTGAATACGGTGCCTAGCGACTCACCGATGCTGCCTTCGATGTTAGACAGCACTTGGATTTTATCCTGCTTTACTGGTGTTATTTCAACGCTAGTAAAGTTAGCAGGATCGTAAAATTGAGTGGGAGCGGTATCCCCAGACCAAATTCCAGCCTTAAAAGCGCATTCCGTGTAGACTGGACTAAACGTTGTATCTGCAAATAAACTCATGTTTTTACCCGTTGACGATTAATCGTGCAATGCGCACGTGTTTACGATGCCATACCCTGTTCCAATTAGCTGCTAGTGCTACCTCGGCGTTAGTGGGGCTGGAACCTACTACACTAGAACTTTGGAACGCTACACCGCGTGGATGTAGAATAAAGTGACGACGGGAATATAGGTAATCCTCGCCGAGTGCTTGATTGCGTCCAGTCTCACTTGGGTAGCGAGCGTTGCCATTACCCATAGCCACAGCACCGTCGCCGAATATGTACACAGGGTACTTATAACCGGTACCAGATACAGTGCGAGGTATGCTATCGTCCACTAAAACACGATGCCCTAGGTAAGTAGGAATTTGGGCAGATTGAGTGGATACAGGCGTATAGGTTATCAGGTTTTGCTTTTGTAAGTTCTGATAAACTACACTGTGCATAATCATAGCGGTGAGAGTGCTGGCAGCATCGCCCATCGTACCGGCTGCGTCAATAACTGCGCTTGCACTGATTTTATTAGCTGCGGTTGCTAGACCACCGTCGGTAGCGTGCGATATATCCAAAGTCATATCCGCGCTGTCGTTGGCAGTGTTGTCAGCGAAGACTCCGGTTACTAAATCAAGTAACAAGGCCTGCATTCTACGTGCCCAGAAGTCAGCCACTAGCTCAGCGATCTGTCGCATTGGATCGTCACCAGACAAGCTAGCTGCCAGATCGTTAGCTCCCCAGCTCTTACCACGCATAAACAGGACAGCTACGTCCTGGCTTGCGGTTATTCCAGTAGGTGTTAATCCGCTAGTATCACTTAAAACCTCGTCCGTACCGGTTAAATCATTCCAGAACGGCATGTTTATTAGCTTGCCACCAGTTTGCGCTAGTTTATCGAATGCTGCGTCGTTAGCTATGATACCACCAGAGTACAGTTTAGCAAGTTCGGTGGATCGTTCAGTGGTATATGGATCGAATACCTCTGGTACTATTACATCGGCTATTCTAGTTACGGCCATTTTTATGCCTCTTTCTTAAGTTTAGCTGCCAGTGCTGGATCGACCTTCAGAATCCTGGCCTGTTCAGTGAGATTAAGATATTCTCGCTTCCAGGGGTTTTTGACTGGCTCGGTGTTATCTTTAGGTTTCTGATATCCGGATCCGTGCTGTGTTCCGGCTTTAGTAAGATGTGGTTTGGATTTGGCAAGCGTGGCGGCGGCCTCGTCAAGCGGGACAACGCGACCATCGTTCGACCTAAAAAGGAGTTTGTCCCCGTCATTAATCGTATTGGTTTCGAAGTAAAGGGACACAAGATCAGGGTCGACCCAGTCATGGGATGCCATAGACTTCGCAATCGCATTTTCGCGCAATACTTTTTTATACATCGCGACGGCTTCTTCATGATCTTTTTGCTTTTTAGCCAGAGCAGCCTCAAGCTTCTGAACACGAGCGTCGACATCATTGGATTTTTTAGGGTTAGTGAGGGTATCAATGTAGTTTTTTAGACTGGTGAGGGTTTCAGTATCTAATTTATCTGCTAAACTGTCTATATCCATAGGTGTTTCCTATTGAAATTTGATAATTAATAGTTTAGTATTAAAACAAATAATGTCAAGGAATTTTTAAAATATATTTTATGAAATTAGCTAATGATAGATTCCGGTTTTTAGCCAACGCATTGAACGGCACTGGTGGCTTTTTTGACGGCAGTTACCTTATTCAATACCCGCGTGAGAGTGATGAAAAATACGACAGGCGTAAAGCTATAGCCTGGTACGTAAATGATATGAAAGAAGCATGCCTACGTTTTACCGGTTACCTGGCACGCAAATCACCAATGCGTACACTTGATAACGATCTACTCGAAGCATTTGCTAACGATTGCGATTGGCAAGGTAATTCACTTGACGTGTTCTGGGGTGATTTTACCGTCGAAGCAAAGTCGCGTGGATGTATGCTATTGCTTGTTGATATGCCCGCAGCCGACCAAGAGACTGACCGGACGTTCCCTTATATAACTAGCATACCACCAGAGATTGTGGAAGAATACGAAACCAACGAGCGGGGTTTAATAACTAAAATTGAGATAACCGGCACAACGGTAATTGACGGCAAAATTGTCGACATACTGCGGGGTTGGGATACTATGAAGTGGTGGGTTAGAAAAGGTACCACTATGATATCGCAAGGCGACCACGGTTTAGGCGTATGCCCTGTATTAACGTTCGCTGAGGGTAACTTTCCAAACGAAGGATCGTTCGCTCAGATCGCCGATGTTAGCAAGCGCATGTATAACGCTCGATCTGAATTAGATGAGATATTGCGCTCGCAGACGTTCAGTATCTTAACCTACCAAACACCGCCACAACAGATTGTACCGCTTGATGTAGCTACCGTAGCCGGACAGATCGGAACTAACAACATGCTAATTCACTCCGGCGAAACACCTAGCTTCGTAGCTCCACCTTCCGGCCCAGCCGATACCTACCTCGCTGTTATATCTGATTTGCAAAACAAGATCGAAACCATAGGGCACACACTTAACCCAGCAGCAGGAGATACTGGCATCGCTCTTAGTTACAAATTCCAACAGATAAACAGTGCGTTATCTCAATGGGCCACTAAGTTAATTGATGCCGAACGTAGAGTGTGGGATTTGGTGTGTTTATGGCTTGGCTTAGAAAACAAAACCGAGATAACCTGGGAGAGGGATTTTAGTGCAACTGATTTGACTAATGAGTTAAATATCCTAAGCGTTATGCAGTCTAGTGGCTTTTCATTAGAAACGCTGGGAGCTATGCGTAAGCGTATACTTGGCCTTGCGTTCCCGTCGATTTCAGATGAACAAATGGCCGAGCTTATGAATGCCGAGGATCAAGCTTCTGTAAATCAAGATATGCCGGAACCAGGTAATGATAATAACACTGTCAATTGATACCTCGCAGTTAAAGCTACCTGCTTATGTTGAAACCATAAGAAAAAAGCTACTGTTAGTTGGAATGCAAACCGCTTTTAACGAGGCTAAATCCGGTATAAAAAAGCATTCTAAAACTAACCGTATTACCCTATCACTATCGCACGAAAAGATTCCTACAGGATTTAAGATTTATAACGATCTGCAAGCGGCACCCCATGCTATTTTTGTACACGATGGAACTAGTCCACACTTAATACCTAGGTACCCGCCGATGCCAAATCCTATTACTGGTAAAAAAGCATTACGATGGGTAGGCAAGAGTGGTCTGCCAGTATTTGCTAAACGCGTTAGTCACCCAGGGTATAAGGGAGACCCGTGGATGGAACAGGCTATGAATAAAGCATTCGAGGCTATGAAAAATGTCAAATTATAGTGATGGTTATTTGAGTTCTTTAGTAACATCAGAACGTCAAACCCGTGCTACCGCTGACGTGGATTTAATGGGCACATTCTCTACTAGCTACCGAGACAGGTTGATCGTGCTGCGTACTTACATACTGATTTGCCAAGAGTCGGTGGCAAACAGCGACGATATCTTTAGTAAAAAGCTACAGGTTTATAGTGATGAGTTTAATAAATTGATTGCTATGGCACGTTCAGATGCGACTGGTGAGGCTGTATTTGCCTCTGTGGGGCTTTATCGTGCTTAAATCATATTATGATACCCTTATTGGAATACGCGACGCTATTGCCTTAATTGACGGTGTTAAAACGTGTAGGCTAGGTATGGAACACACTGTTAATGCCGTTGACTATCCAATGGTAAGGATCGTGCCTAGTTTAATCAAATCAGACCACACTAAACCCCGTAGACAGTCTATGGATATCATCGTTTATTACGGTGAGATTTTGCATGAATTCGAAGGGGATGGTATCCAGGAACAATATGCTTATTTTCTAGCTATGGATGCTAGCATTCGTTCGGTGATCGTTCCAGGCTCTGGTTGGTGTGCCGAGTGGGTTGATACCACTATGGACGAGGATAGACTGCCAGGTTATAAATTATTTGCTGCGAGGTATGTTGTGACATGAAAAAAACATATAACACTAAGAAAGATACTAGTACTTTAGACTGCTTTGGGCCAGAGCTTATTCCAATTCGCGATGCCATGATAACCGCTGTTACCAACATAATTGTCGGCGTATCAAAGTTAGGTAATCAGATGACTGCCAGGCAGTTTATGGAAGCAGCTACCGCGTTAAATAGAGCGTGGGAGCTATACGAAAAATTTGACGGCGACGAAAAGAAAATTATCGATGTAACATGGGGAGATGCAAGAGGAGATAGCACCGCTTGCAATACCAAGTTAAATTAATGCCGGTACACTCTGGACAACAGGCAGTGTTAAACAGCACTGCCAGGTTCAGAGTTATTCGCGCAGGACGCAGGTGGGGTAAAACTCAATTAGCTTCCTACTGGCTTACTTTACTACCTGGTGGCGCTATTCAAGGCTATCCTGTCGCATTCTTTAGTCCGAAGTATAAACTATTGCTTGACGTGTGGGCCGATGTCGTGCGGTATCTAGGCCCTGCTATAGCTAAACATAACCGCACTGACATGCGTATAGTATTGAAAACTGGTGGCACAATCGACTTCTGGACACTGGAGGATATTAACGCTGGACGGGGTAGAAAATATCGCAGGATCGTAATTGACGAGGCGGCTCATGCCCCGCACTTAAAAGAGATATGGGAGCGAGCTATATCACCTACACTTACTGATTACAAGGGCGAGGCATGGTTTATTAGCACACCTAACGGCATGAATTTTTTCAGTGACTTATACAATAAAACTGGTAGCGATTGGCAATCGTTTCACATGCCGACCAGTATCAATCCCTATATACCGGCAGACGAGATCGAAGCTCGCAGGCTTGAGATGCCGGAGCTTGTGTTTAAACAAGAATACCTAGCCGAGTTCGTAACATTCGGCGCAGGCTTGATTAAACCAGAGTACATTAGATACGGTGACGCACCATACGGATGTAAGATAACAATGGGGGTTGACCTAGCAATATCTGAAAAGGAAAGCGCAGATTTCACATGTATAGCCTGTGTAGCGTTAGATTCTATTACAGGCATTGTTTACATCAAAGAGATAGAAAGGTTCAGATCTGGCTTTGCTGCTGCCAAGGACCGCATTGTAGCCGCTTACGTACGCAATAAACCAAGCGTAGTTGCCATTGAGTCTACTCAATATCAATCAGCGATGGTACAAGAGATTGCGCGCACTACACAAATTCCAGTTTACGGTATTAAACCGGATCGGGATAAAGTTACTAGGTTTGCACCAATGATAACCCGCTACGAACAGGGATTGGTACGGCATAGTCAGTCGGGGGTACCTAGCTGGTTTATAGATGAATTAACAGCGTTTCCAGAGAGTGAACACGACGATGGTGTGGATGCCGTAGGCTACGCATACGCTGCTCATTCCAAATTCCCAACACAACAAATTGTGGGCAACATTCCAAGGTTATGACGGAACAAGAACAAAAATATAACGCAATCCAATTGGAAGTGCAGAGTTTAATCAAAGCCTCTGCATTGGATTTTTATGACGCGGTTAAAAAAGCATCCGGCGCAAGTGAAAGAATAGCAGTTATCAAGACTGCCAGCGTGGTGTTTAATACCAAAGTAGTGGAAGCTATGGCTTGGGGTATGGAAGAGGTTAATAAACTAACCGACCCTAACGCGCATGTCACAATCAGAATGATGAAAAGGTACCGGATAGGC